TGGTTTACAGATGCGCTGTTGGCAAAAGTCGGAGTCGTAAAAGTCTGGTGGGATGATTCTGACAAGTGGGATCGTGAAACCTACTCGGATCTGTCGGATACAGAGCTTGAATCCCTGCTGATGGATGATGATGTCGAGGTGCTGGAGCATACAGAAAAAAGTACCGAAGATGAAATCCCCATCGTCACGCACGATGTCGTTATCACCCGGCACACCCAAAAGGGCCGTATCCGGATTGAAAACGTCCCGCCGGAAGAATTCTTAATCTCAAAAGACGCGAAATGTGTAGAAGATGCGAGATTTGTCTGCCACCGCGTCAAAAAGACCGTCACCGAACTCCGTGAAATGGGGTATGAGGTAGACCCGGATGAGATCGGCAAGGGAGATGATTTCTACACCTGGTCAAACGAGAAATCCGCACGACACGCTTTTGACCGCAGCGGTATCTGGGAAGATCACAATGTCGATGCGGAAGATGCGTTAAAAGAGGGTTGGGTTTACGAGTCCTACCTCAGAACAGACTACGACGGCGACGGCATTGCCGAACTCCGCAGAATTCTTACTGTTGGTAATCAGATTCTTGAGAACGAACCTGTAGACCGCAGACCTTTCTGTACGCTCTGTCCTATCCCCATCCCCCACAAGTTCTACGGCCAGTCCGTTGCAGATCAGGTGATGGTGGTACAGGAGGTGAAATCCATCCTCCTGCGAAATCTTCTGGACAATATGTACCTTCAAAATTCCGGAAGGGTCGCTGTACAAGAGGGCATGGTATCGCTGGATGACTTGCTGACCAGCCGCCCAGGGGGAATTGTCCGAACAAAAGCCCCCGGTGCGATACAGCCTCTACCGACCCCACCGTTAGCACCGTACACCTTTGAAATGCTCGGGTATATGGATTCCATTCGGGAAGAAAGATCGGGTATGACGAAGATGAGTCAGGGGTTGGATGCTAATGCACTCACTTCCCATACCTCCGCAACCCAAGTCGCTCAAGTGATGACCGCAGCGCAGCAGCGGGTGGAGATGATCGCCCGTATCTTTGCGGAAACCGGAGTCAAGGATCTTGTAAAACAGGTTTTTGAACTCGCGCAGAAGAACGAGGAAAAAGAAAAATACATAAAACTCCGTGGCGAGTGGATAGAGGTTCGCCCGGATATGTGGCGGGACTACATGGACTGCACGGTAGAAGTGGGATTAGGTCATGGCAATCGTGACCAGCAGCTTCTCCATATCTCCACCATGTTGAATTTTGCCTCTCAAGCCATGTCTGGAGGTCTTTCGATAATCACGGAAGAAAACCTCTATAACCTTGGCGCGAAGATGATCGAGAACATGGGCTTTAAGGATGTCCAGAACTACATCACCAAACCACAACAGCAGCAGGGACCATCCCCACAAGAGCAGATGGCGCAGATGGAGATGGCGAACAAGCAGAAAGAACTCGAAATAAAGGCTGCAGAAGTCCAGATCAAAGCCCAAAAAGTCCAGCAGGAGGCGGCAGAAGCCCAAGTCGATGCTCAGTTAAAAGTACAGGAGTTGGCACTTGAGGCACAGCAGAACCGGCCTGTTGCGGTGGGTTAATGGACGAAAAAGCGAAAAGATTACTCGAAGACCCCATCTTCACAGAAGCATGGGACACCCTTCGGCAAAGATTCCTCGACACTTGGGAAAACTCCCGCCCCGAGGATATGGATACCAGGGAACAAGCCTGGTTAAGTTTGAGAAACCTGACTGATTTAAAACAACACTTCACATCCATCGTGATGACAGGTGAGTTTGATCGGGAAGGTTGAAACCTGACCACAAGGAAGTGGTAGGCCGCCTTCGGGCGGCTTTTTTCATGGAGCATACTCATGGCCGACACGCGACCAGCACCGGCAGTCAACACCGAAGAGGGGTCTATTTTAGACGCCCAAAACGCACTTCTTGGCTTACTGGAATCGGAAGATCAACCAGTAGCCGAGGAAGCCCCCCCGACCGAAGTAGATGAATCCACGGATGATCCAGAGGAGTCTGTTGAGGCGGTTTCAGAGGACGAAGATTCTGAAGAAGAATACGAGTCCGACGAGGAACCCGAAGACGAAGACGACGAGGAACTTCTGTTTGCTGTCCGAGTAGACGGCGAAGAACAGGAAGTCACCCTTGACGAGCTTCTGAAGGGTTATTCCCGTCAATCTGCGTTTACCAAAAAAACGCAGGATCTGGCTGAGGAACGCAAGCAGATCGAGGCACTGCAAACGCAGTACAACCAAGATGTGCAGCAGATTCAGTCAGAGCGTCAGCAATACGCGCAGCATCTCCAGCAGATAATCGAAAACTCCGGCCTCGATCAATACGCGAATGTGGATTGGGAACGGCTCAAAACCGAAGACCCCATCGCATTTCTCGAAAAGAAAGAGGAATTCCGGGAAGCCCAGGAAAAGATCGCCAGAGTGCAGCAGCAGCAGCAACAGGCAATCCAGAAGAACGAGGCAGAAGCACGACAGCAATGGCAGGAATCCGTTAATCAGGAACACGCCGCTTTGGTAGAAAAACTACCGGAATGGGGTGATCCTGAGAAACAGAAAGTTCTTGCCGGTGAGTTGCGGTCTTACGCTTCCTCGCAGGGTTTCTCAGACCCGGAAATCGAAAATCTGATTGACCACCGATCCTTTGTTGTTCTGAACAAGGCACGGCTGTACGACGAACTTCAAAAGTCAGATCCTAAGACCAAGAAGATCCGTAACAAGCCTCGCGTAATTCGGAGCGGTAAGGGAGCAGGGAAACCGGATAAAACGACCAAGCGCACTGCGATGCGAAACCGGCTCAAGGAGTCCGGCCATGTCAATGACGCGGCTGCACTTCTTGAAAACTTAATTTCCTAATTAGGAGAAATATCTAATGGCAATTGCCACTAATACCTCACTGACTTATTCGTCAGTAGCGATTCGTGAGCAGCTTGCCGATATCATCTACTCAATCGCTCCAATGGACACCCCGTTTTTTTCGGGATGTTCGCGGGAAAAAGCGACGAATACTCTCTTTGAGTGGCAGACTAAATAGTATTGGTCTGAGGCGCAGTAATGCGCTTACGAAAATCCGGTGAATTGCTGGAAACCCTATCGGGGCAATCAGCAGCCAAGCGCATCAGGAATGATGTGAAGGTTCAACGCACAGGTCACGGAGTCCAGAACGGACGGTAAAGACCCACGAGCGCCGGACTCCCTTCGGGGATGATGATATGTGCTGACCTTACGGGCAACCGTAAGAAGTGAGAGATAAAAAACTTTCACGGTAACATTTGGATACTATCGCCTCTGGTGGTGCAAACCGCCAGATAGAAGGCGATGACAGTCCTTCTGCAACTGCGAGAGCGTTGCCGACGAAGTTGACCAACTACGCGCAGATTTCGCGCTATGTTGTTCAGACTTCCGGGACAGATGACTCGTGCAATTACGCTGGTCACGGTAAACATCAAGCCTATCAGCTCGCCAAGCGCGGCAAGCAGATGAAAAGAGACTGGGAGTACATGTTGACCTCCAACGTAGCGAAGGCTTCTGGCGATTCAACAACTGCCCGCGCATCTGCTGGCCTGCCGTCCTGGCTGGCTACCAACTGGGTGTCGATGAATCCATCTTCGGGTTCACCGGCTGCTTCCGCAGGAACTGGCGCAGACACAATGACAGAGGCGACTGCCACTGCTTCCATCACGGAAGCGGGCATCAAGAATGTCATTCTGGACTGCTTCAACGCTGGTGGTGAGCCGGACATGATCTATTGCCCTGCAACAATCAAACAGGCCATCTCCGGTCTGTCGTCCAACGCTGGCCCAGGCTATGCGATCCGTAACGAAATCAAAGGCAACGGACAAGCGACTGCGGTAAACGCAGTGGATGTCTACGTTAATGTTAGCGTCACCATCCAGTAATGGGTGGCAGCAAATCAGGTGAAAACGGGGAAACTCCCATGTGGACAATCCCGTGCCAAGCCTCATAAGAGGAAGGTGTAACGACCATCCCGAAAGGGAGTAGGCCCAAGTGGGCCGAAGCGCCTGACCCCGGAAACGGGTGAAGATATGGTCTGAACTGTACGGCAACGTGCAGCAGCGAAAGCGGGTCAAGTTTAACGAGCTTGACTGAACAACTTGTAGCGATTTCGGAACCTTCAAGATCGTACCCGACAGGAACCTCGGCTCGACCGAGTGGGTTTTCTTCCTCGACATGGACTATTTCTCTCTGAATGTGCTGAGAGATTGGACCGTCGTCGATCTGGCGAAAACCGGCGACAGCACCAAACAGATGCTTCTGTTTGAGGCTGGCCTCGTTTCCAAAAACGAAAAGTCCTCGGGCATCCTGGCTGATTGTGCAGCCTAAAACCGGAGGGGGGTGGGGTAACTCACCCCCTTTCTTTTCTAAGGGTTGCTAATGCGACCTAAGCAACTATGAAAGACATCGAAAAAGCAGCAAAGAAACTGGTGAAGCCTGCGAAGAAACCAAAGGCCGCACCAAAAGAACCCACGGACGCTGTTGGCTGGCTGAAAAAAGCCTATATCGAAGACCAGGGAAAAGGCGCACCGAAGGTCGGCAACATCGGATACCTCCTGTGAAGACGATTTTTGACATCGCTGACGCCCGTCAAACCGATATGTACTTTGACGAAACAGACAACACATTCAGGTTTCACACCCATGAAAATGTGGATCTGCTTCTCAGGCACAACAAACGGAAGTACAACGATTACGGCGACAAGTTGACGATGGGTAAGCGCGGCGAGTGGCATCATGTCGCCTCCGTACCCAAGACCGAGTGGGAAAAGTGGATGAGGAAATCTAACGGCGCGGTAGGGAAAGACCCAAAAGTGACCGCGGCTTACCTCAACGACCCCGATTACAAATATTTTAAAGTGGCTCCGACCAAAATTTGAGGCAATTATGAGAAACGTCAATTCCAACGTGTTCCGTCCAGGGACAACCCAGTCCATATCCGCATCCACCACCAGCGCGGCAACATCCAACGCCTTCGCGACACAGGTGACAGAGGTGATGGTGACGGCTACCGCAGCCTGTTTCATTACATTCGGCACAGCCCCCACTGCAACGACATCCCATGTCTATGTAGCGGCAGGCACACCGTATTTCTTCCGGGTGAGCGAAGCCAACAAGTGCGCGGCGATTACCGCATCCAGCACATCCACGGTATATGTGACTGAGTTGAGCAGGTGAATGTGGCGATTGTGGGCCTGGCTCCGTCCACCCACGATGACGCACCATACGATGACCCGGAATGGGAGGTATGGGGATTACCCTGGGATGAGGACAGATGGCCTTACCTTGATCGACTGTTTGAGATTCACCCGCTGGAACTGCTGAAAAAACCAGAGGCAAGGCGCAGACCCGGATACCTGGATCGGCTACGGAGTCTCACTGCACCGCTGTATATGCAATCTGAGTATCCAGAAATCCCTAACGCCATCCCTTACCCCGTGGAGCGCGTTATTTCAGAGCTGGGGACCGATTACTTCAATTCCTCTGTTGCTTACCTGATGGCACTCGCCATCACAGAAGGCGCAGACAGGATTGGGATATGGGGGGTGGATA